CAGCCTTTATATTCCATTAGGTGTGGAACTAAGAAGCGACTGTATATAAACTGATTACTACCGTCGGTATGTGTTTCTTGATAATCTTGCATATTTGTTAACGCAAGTGGTGTAAACGAAATTGGTTTACTAGAATGTCTAATAATACTGTTGGCACATACATGGTATGCTATTGCTTCTCTATGGTCATAACCGATAAAAATATTAATCATTTTCTTTCTATGTCCTCTTCTACACAGTTTTCACCATATTGAATTTCAATAACTCGCAAGGGTTGATCTGTCTCATTACATAACTTATGCCATTGAGTTTTATTGATATGTATGTGTTGATGCTGTGTATATTCACCTAATAAATCCATGTCTGAGCTTTGATCTATTGTATAGACTGTAGCTATGCCTTCAGCTACAAACCAATGTTCTGCACGGTCTTGGTGACGTTGCATACTGAGACAAGTTTTAGGATTGACTGTTAGTTCTTTGAGTTTAACATGATTGCCAACTTCATGTAGTACTCGATAGTACCCCCAGGCTCTACCAGTTTTAGGTGCTTTCCATTCTTGAAGAATCCACGAACTAGAATTCTTTTTATCTTCACCACCCACACCAAACACAAATTCTAGGTTGTTGTCTTGAATATCCATTTCTGGAATATTCTTATCTGTTCTATCGCCACCGTTGGCAAAGATGATTGTATCTTCTGGAAAATCTTTTCTAACTTCTAGTATAGCACCTTTTGATGAGCCGTCGGCATCGTCAAAATCATAAACAATACCGTCTACGCATTTAATATTGTCTACGATATATGATCGTTCAGAAAAAGGCATAAAGGCTGCACCTTTTTTACGAACAAGCCATTCATCGGAATTGAGCCCTACAAGGAGTATGTCTCCTAGTTCTTTGGCTGCTTGGAAGTAGGCAATGTGCCCGGAATGTAGAGGATCAAATCCACCTGTGACTAATATTATTTTCATGCAGATATTTATCTGCGTATATAATGAACTAGTTCAAAGAGTGGCGTCTTCTAACCCGGCTGTGCGTAGTTTTACAATATTGCTTAATTGCCACTGCTTTATATCTAGAGCCTTGATAATGCCCAACCATTTATTTCTAAGTAGGGCGAAATCGTTAATAATCTTTTCGAAATCTACAACGTCAGCTTCGCCTTCGACAAACTTTTCACAGTCTCTACTGCTTAACTGACGTTGATAGGTTTCAAGATACTTGCGAAAGTGTTGACTACGAAGTCTACGAAGTTCAATATTGAGATATTCTAAAATACCTTCAATTTCTTGAAGTTGGTTAAATCGATTTTCTACAATGCCGGGCATCTGCGCAGAGGCTTTTTCAATGTTACCTGCTACACGGACATCTTGTTTTGCATGAATTAATTCAGCTTCATAATAGGCCACAGCATCCGGAATATTTGAAATATCTTTAGAAACACGATCGTACCAATTCATTTATTCCTCATCTTCGTAGCTATCTTCATCCTCAATTTCTTCACCATCGATGACATAGTTAATTGCATCATCAAGATATGAGTCAACTCCTTTGAGACTGTCAAGCACACTTTCTTTAATACCATAATCCATTAGTGTATTAACAAAATCTGCTGCCACATCTTTGCGATGTTTCTCTGGTATGTGTTCTAATACCAATGTCCAAATATCTGCAATTAAATCTTCTTTCATTCGGTGACCTCCAAGTCTGGTTCAACTGTAGTAGTTATCTCAGAAGTGGAAATTTCACCGTGTTTAGAAATGTCTGCCATTGCAATGTCTAGGCCGTCTTTCTCATTCTTTTCCCAAGCCTTGCGGAACTGTTTGATGATCTCACCGTCTTTGGTTGTGTAGACAAGGCTGTTACCTTCTTTCTTGAGCATGCCTTTAGCTTCGAACAGGTCGACTAATCCACTATATGGACTCATACCTGTTTCATAAGGAATCTCAACCTGTACACTTTCAAACGGCTTTGCATAACGAGTTTTCATAATCTTACAGGCTGCACGAATACCCTGTACGGTTGTGGTCTTATTGCCGTCTGCATCAAGTTTCAATTTCAACTTACGCATGGCAACAACGATTGAACTTGCGTAGATAAAACCTTGACCACCACTAATCTTGTCATCCGGATCAAACATGTCTTGACTTGCGTATGTGTGATTGGTACATACCATACCAATATTGTAGGCGCCGAACATATTAACACAGTTGCGAACCAGTGCTGTCAGTGCCTTAGGCTTACGGCCCATGTCACCTTTCATGTCGCCTGCTTGAAACTGATTAACGTCTGTAGGAGTCAACAACATACCTAACGAATCAATAATGAACAAGATCTTAGGACGATCTGCTTCATCCATAGTTTTATATTCTGCAATAAACTCTGTAATAGTCTTTGCCACGTCATCAATCATAGCCATATTAAGTTTTAACAACTTATCTGGACTTGTGTCAACGCCAAGAGCGTGTAACCATTTTTCGTCAAGTGCGTTTTCTGTATCGATTAAGATAGGATAAATGCCTGCTTTCTGTGCGTTTGCTACAAGATTGCCTGAACAGATAAATGATTTACCTGCACCACTTTCTCCTGCAAACACAGTTACCTTGCCTAACGGAATACCACGATCAAAATATCCGCTGATAAGATAGTTTAATGCGTAGTTGTTTGTACTGACCCAGTCAGTTGGGTCGTTGAAGCCAATACTTAAACCGTCGATAGATTTAGTAATTGACTTTCTAAATTTAGAAATATCAAATGCTTTTGCCATATTATTTTTTTTGCCCTGTTGAGAAATAGAGTGTGAGTTGCCCCACACTCTATGTTTAGTCTAATTACTTTTGACGATTGCGAATCATGGCAAGGATGTCTTGCGCACGACTTGCACTTTCACCAGTAGGTGCTGCTGGTGCTGCCTTCACTGCCGGAGTAGCAGGTTCTTCCCAAGGAGCATCTTCTTCAACTGCTGAAGCGGCTACTGGAGCGGCCACTGCGGCACGTGGTGCGGCAGATTTATTAGGATCACCTGTTGCTTGACCCATTCCAGCTGGTTTGAAGTACTGACCCCAACGTTCCATATCATATGCTTCACCGTCAACTGACGCTTCAAACATTTCCTTCATAACCTTAAGCTCAACATCTGTTGGCTTCTTAGGTAGGAAGTCGCTTAGATTGTGTAATCCAAACTGTTCAATTGCTGCCTTGTCGGCGTCGGAAATAGCACGTTCACGACGGCTCCACTTTGATGTAGAGTAGTCAGCAAATCCGCCTTTGCTGGTCTTAGCAATACGGAAGTCAACACCACGCATAAAGTCAGTTGGCAATTCTTCCAACTCTGGATCCATCAATGCTGAACGGATAATTTGATAGATTTGAGGACCGATGATAAATCTACGAATTGGATTTTCTGGTGTCTTATCTTCCTTAATAGGATCTTCAACAACAAAGCCTTGGAAAATGTACGAACGCTTTTTCCAATACTTACGCCCCATTTCTTCTAGAGCTTTGTCTTTAAACCAGCCACGAACTTCTGTAAGAATTGGACAGGCCGTACCGTCATTGTACATTTCTACACAAGGAACCTGTACCTGCACAGCTCGTGAATCTGTTTCGCCTTTGATACCTGCAAACGGCAATTTGATCATTGCACGTTCTACCCAAAAGAATGTATTGGCAGAGTTGCCGTCTGGTAGTAAGCGAATTACTGCTTCCTTACCTTCCTGCATATTCCAATGTGGGTAAATTGCGTTGTCTCCACCGCCGGTGGATTGTCCTGTGGACTTTGATTGTGCTTCTTGAAGTTTCGCACGAATTTCTGCTAATGTTGCCATTTTAAATGCCTCCTATGTTATGCCTAAAATGTTTATATGCCTTATGCACATATGTTATTATGCGCTTTTTATTTAGCAAGGTCAATGATTTTTTGTTTATTTTTGATTTTATTTTGCCAATAAAAAAGCCCAGGGCTTAACCGTGAGCTTTTCTATATTTGGCCAATGCCATTTGTCTAGCTAGCCATAATCTAAACTTTACATAGTCTGATAGGTCATCATCTTCAACTAACTTACCAAACTCTGCGCTTCGTCGATTACGGCCATAAGTGATCTCATCATCAAGGACAAGATCACTATCTTCTAAATCAAATTTACTTCGCTGGAACAGCGGCTGGCTTTGCGTCTGCTTTAGGTGCGTCTTTCTTAGCACTGTCACTTTTTGCAGGCTTTTTCTCTTCCTTCTTAACTTCAGCCTTGGCAGGTGCTGTTGCAACCGGGGCTGCTGGCTTGGCTTCTTCTTTCTTGGCAGGTGCTTGTGCAAATGCTGATACTGCGAACACGGTAGCGAGGATTGCGATTACTGATTTCATTTTAAAGTTTCCTTTGGTTATGTAGGAATTTCTACCCCTACATATATATAACGCGGTAGCCTATGAACTCGTTGACAAGCAATTTAGCCAAAAAGAAAGGGCACCTAAGTGCCCGATCTAGTTGATATTATATCTTAATAGCCTGCAAGTTCTCTAATACGAGCAAGTTCTGCAATCTGCGGATCTTGCTGTTGTGGAGCCATTCTTTCTACCATTTTGCGAGCAACCATTTCTGCCTGTTCGCCAAACTTCTTGCCTACCATAATAGCAACGCCTTCTGGGCCTTTAGGGAATGTGCCTGATTCACGATCATAAAATGTATGAACAAATTCTGCTAACTCTTGAACATTCATTTTAGACTGCATGCCTCGTTGTGCTAATGCTTTAGCACTATCTTGACCTGTTCGGTTCGGATTGTTGGGCTTTTTAAAATTTGACTTTTCATCATCTGCATCCCAAGGAGGAGAATTGTCATCGTCGTCTTTTTTAGACGGTTCAGTGTCAGCTTCTCCCATACCTAGTTCTTGTTTTCTACGTGCTAGACCAGCGGAGCTAGTTGGCGATTTTGTTTTCTCGTCATCTATATCCTTGGTGCTCATTTTCCAATCATCGTCGCCTTTGGCTTTTCTCATAAAAGCAGGAACATCACTTTTATTTGGACCATCGGATCCTTCTTGTGGTGCTTCTGGCGCTGTTATATCACCCCCTTGGTCAGTCGCCGGCGCTTCACCTTCTGGCGGAACAAAATCTCCAAAGTCTAGTTGTTCTAGAGTATCCGGCGCATTTTGTTCTAACCATTCTTTTACTAGACCCCTTACACAACTGTCCGGGTCTTGTTTTGATTGTTCTTTTATTTCTTGAAATAATTGTGGATCTTCAATTATGCCTTTTAGGCTTTCAATAGCATTTGTGCCATCGACACCTGCTGGAAAATGTTGTCCTACTAATTCTTGTAATTCTTTTATGGCTGCTGATTTTTCTTCTTCATCTTCGCTGGAAATTGCCGAAGCTTCTCCTAGCCCCATTGCCCAAGTTTCAAATCTAGCAAATGGATCGTTGTAATTTACACTAACCTCGTTTTCTACTACGTCTGGTTGTGTCATTTCGACTATGTCGTCATAGCCTATTTCGCTTTCTTTCATTAGTCTATATAGAACAGGAAATACTGATTTGATATCTTCTTTGAAATTTCTTACTGTGAATTGATCTGTGTACTGTTCTACTACGTCTTGTGGAATCTCTACGGGTTCCATTGCCTGGAAATTTTCTTTGTATGCCTCGTAATGACCTTGTTTGGCCAGTGCTTTGATTTGTTCTCTTAGACCATTTAGATACTGCGACGATCTTTCTACAATAGAGTTGTTCATTGAATTCATTAGGTCATTGCGCACGACATAACTTTCAAAACTTTTTAGTTGCGCAATTTCTTCACTCATACCTACAATACTTTTTCCAAGGTCATCGTAAGGTAATCCACCATTGGCCACGTGACGTTGCATTGCACGAGCGCCAGCTAGATGGATAAAGGGATATTTGAATCTTTCACCGTCTTGATTTTCCACAAACAATGCGCCGATGTTTCTTGTTCTACTACCAGGGGCAGTGTCGTCCATAACTGCTTTGCTGTGTTTGATGATTAGACGTGTGTCCATTAATTTTTGGAAGCTGACGTTCTTGCTGCCATACATTGCGCTTTCGCTCATAATTGATTCTCCAACAGTGGGGGATGTATTTGGTTGTGATTGTTTGGGCGTATTATACTGACTTAGAAATGCAAAGTCTCTACGATCTAAATTGTCTTTGGCAATATCTCTAGTATCAAAGCTCATCAATCTTCTTTTTGCAAATAACCGTAATTCTTTTAGAAATCCATACCATCCTTCTTTCTGGGTGGTGTCCATGCTTTCTGTAATACCTGTACTAAAATAAACTTTGATAGAATTATTTTCAGCAAGACTAATACTTACATGGCCAATTGCCGCTTCACCGTCTTTGTAATCAAAATCAAAGAATCTTGCTTCTTCGGGATTGATAGTGATAGCACCGGTATCATTTCCTAATTTTAGGCCAGAAAATCTACTACGTATTTTGTAGAATAGATCAGTGGCAATGTTGTTTGTTGCATCCATAGTTATATTTATCAAAACCCGCTACTGACAAAGATCGGCATTGGCATTTGATCTTCTGTGAGTTTTTCTGTCATTTTTTCGTAGATTTTAGGATCCCAATCGCTGAGAATAGTGGCCATACGCAGTATTAGTAATGTTGCACTCACAAGATCGTCGTGTTCTCCGGTCTTGGCTCCAAATCCTACTCCGTGAGCTACAAAAGTTTTTAATTCGGAAATCAAAGGCTTACTATTGATCTTCATCTTTTGTGTTTCTAGCATATGCTTGAGCTGACTGCAGGTGGTTATTTTTGTACGGTGTGTAGTGTTAAATCCCTTACGGAATTTTCGAACATGACCTTTACGTATAGGCTCACTTAGGAACAGTCCAGGAAAGTTTTCTTCACCTATATTATTGATCACAATTAATGCAGCTTCACCTAAGGTGTTATTTTCTACACTGTAGTAGATCTGCGAACTTGCACCACCTAGTTCTGTGCTTCTGTCTTGAATATATTTGCAGACTTCTCTTAGGTGTTTTACTTGAGTTTGTATAGGAGTTAGATTGTGACGCCACTCGGCTACCTGAATCATACTAGGCATTTCAAACACCTGGATGGCAGCATAGTCTCCACCAGTACCAAGACTGGGATCTAATGATACTAGATAGGTGCATCTAGAATCAATTTCTTTATACCAACGTGTTTGGCCCATGGTCATTATGGGATCGACACCTTTAAGTTCTGCAAGTTTAACAGCATTGATCAGTGTTTCATCAAAGATTAAAAATTCGCAATCAAATTCTCTACGAAATCGCTCGTCCCCTATTTTGGCTCGTTCTGTTTGTGCCCAGGCATCGTCGCGATCAGGGTGTTCATTCCAGTGTGCAAAAAAACTGTGAAATCCGTTGGCTCCTAATGGAGTTTCATTGCCAAATTCATCAAAACGTTTTTGAGCTTCTGTCCAAATAAGTGCAAACTGATCTTCGTCTGAGTTTGGAGTTGATGTAATAATACATTTACCACCAGTTGACAGGGTTGGTGATAATGCAGTCCAAAACTCTTTGGCTTTTTCTGGGGGTTGTACAAATGCAAACTCATCGCAATAGATCAATGAAAGAGATTTACCACGACCTGTATTTTCTGTAGTTGTCACTGCCTGTATACGAGCGCCGTTGTCATATTCGATGGTATTTCTGTTATACGAATAAACGCCAGCACGAATAAAGTCTGGCAAGTTTTCATAGCCGAATCGATAACGATTCATAATATCCTGCGCACCTTCATATTTGTGAGCGGCAATAAGCACTTGTGCTTCTGGAACAAACTGTGTGTACCATAATAGGTATCCTGTGGCACAGGTAGTTTTGCCCATCTGACGAGGTAGCATACCAATAGACTGTTTATAGTTGTGGTATGATTGAATCAATCGTTCTTGATACTCGTAGGGTACAAAAGGAATTGATCCTCGTACAGGA